GCCGTACTGCAAACGCTGACAAACAACGAGATAGAGGTTGACCGCTCAATTACTGTTTCTGGTGTTGGCGCACCGTTTAACGGCACGTTTACTGTGTACGCATTGCCACAGTACGAATACGTTGGTTTAGACGGCGAAGGCAATTTGCTGTACAACGTTGACGTACCTGTAGCCAATCAGGTGCTGTTTGCCGTTGCAGGCTCAGACGTAGACCGCACAGCCGCAACAGGCACAATTACGTTTACTGTTACCTGCACATGGATTACGGCAGCACAAATTGAGGACTGGCTAGGCATAGGCACAGCCACCGCAGCTGATACCGCATTTTTGACCGTGTGCGCGTCAGCCGTAAACGCAATGGCGTTTAGGCGGCGTGTCGAGGCCGGGTACTACGACAGCCCAACCACCAGCCCCAGCGGTGACGTAACCCTAGGTACGATTATGTGGGGCGGTGCGCTGTACCGGGCGCGAGGCTCAATAGACGTGTTTGCAAGCTTTAACGAAATGGGTACAGCGCCAACCGTAGGCCTATCGCCCATGATTAAACAGCTGTTAGGTATTGACCGCCCAGCCGTTGCAGCGTCGTAATGCCTGTTGCCTACACAGACCTGTTTAACGAGGCGCTAGACGATTTAGCAGCCACGCTGACAACCGTTACAGGCCTGCAAGTAGTAACAGACCCCCGTAACCTTGTGCCGCCCTGTGTAATGCTGGGCGCACCGTCATTTACGGCGTTTACGTTTAACGCAGTACGCATGACCTACCCGTTACAGATCGTTACCCTAGGCCCCAGCAACCTTGACGCAATGCGCAGTTTGCTGAACCTGTCAGCGCTAATCCTGTCTAAAAATGTGGCTGTTACAGACGGCAGGCCAACGACACTAGAAATAGGCGGCGTAATGCTGCCTGCCTACGAGCTGACCGTAGAAATGAGAGTGTCAACCACATGAGCCACCACGTCGAGTACCGCGTTGTTAGTGATCTAGTTGGCGTACCCGGCAGCGTGTTTGTGCCTAAACAGGGCGTAAACGTTGGGGCCTTACTAGCGGGCGGTTTTATTGTGGCGGTAGCAGTATCCACCGCAACACCGTCTAAGCGCCGTAAAGTAAACACAGCACCAGAGGAGTAACAACATGGCAACGAGTCAGTACCTATCTAACCCAGTCGTAACTATTAACGCCGTTGCGCTTACGGGGTTTTGCACGGCAGCAAGCGTTATTCAGCGTTTTGAGCCGCTAGACAACACCACGTTTGGGCAGACAGACCGCAGCTACGTAAAAGGGTTGGGCGATCACGAAGCAACCGTAACATTGCTGTTGACCTATGCCTCAGCTGAAACGTATGCAACACTTGCACCGCTGGTAGGCACAACCACCACCGTTATTGTTAAACCGACTAGCGGTGCAGACAGCGCAACAAACCCCGGCTTTACTTTGACCGGGGCGCTGCTTGCCGAACTGCCAGTTATTAACGCCAGCCTTGGCGAGCTACAAACCGTAGACATCATCTTCCAAGGCGGCGTTTACTCGGCAGACGTAACCCCATAACTAAGACCTAAAACCAAATAGACAGAAAGGCATTATGAAAATCAAACTACGTGTAACGGTTACACCCGGCAGCGAGCCAGTCGAGGTGCTAACAAACCTGTTGTGCATTACTGAGTGGGAACGCACAGAAAACCGCAAGGTAACTGACGGGCGTGGTATTGGTATGGGTGACATGGTGTCGTGGGCGTTTTTTATGTTTAAGCAATCAGGCCGCGCTATGCCGCAAGCCACCGCGCAAGAGTGGCTAAAACAAAACCCTGACATGGAAATTGAGGCGGTAGATCAGACTGACCCAAACCCTACGGGCGCGGCAGCTACCGCCGCCAACTAGCAGAAGTTTTGGTGGCAACGGGCTGGTGGCCGCCAGCAATCCCGTTTGAGGCTAAAGATTTGGCTACTGTGGTAGTAGTCCTAAACAAGGCGGCGAAACAATGACAACCAGCACATCTGTAGGCGTGTTTGGTGTCAAAGAGGCGCTTAAAGAATTGCGCGACATTGACCCTGAGCTTCGCAAACTAATTAACGCACGCGCCAAAGACGTAGTTAAACCTGCAACAGACGCAATGAAAGCGCAATACCCGGCACGTTTATTGTCTGGCATGGCACGCAACTGGCAACAGCGAGGCCGCCAATTATTCCCTTACGATCAGGCCGCTGCACGTCGAGGCGTAACACTCAAAGTAAACACAGGCCGCAAATCAACTTCGGTTATCAGCATTATCCAGAAAAACCCAGCGGCTGCAATTATTGACATGGCAGGCAAAGGCGGCGGCGGCAGCGCACAGGGCAGCCGTTTTGCTGACGCGTTAACCGCATTGTTTGGGCAACCGTCGCGCGTCATGTGGCCCACGTTTGAGAAAAACCAAAATGATGTAACAGAGAACATGCGCGAAGTAGTTAACGACCTAATGGCAGCCGTTGGCAAGCGAGTAATCTGATGGGCATTTTAATCCCGATTATTTCAGAGTTTGACAGCAAGGGCATTGACAAAGCAGTTAAAGAGTTTAATTCGCTAGAGGGTGCTGGCGCTAAAGCAGGTTTTGCAATACAAAAAGCGGCGTTGCCTGCAGCTGCAGCAATCGCAGGCTTAGCAGCTGGGTTAGGTATGGCAACTAAGGCCGCTATGGAAGATGCAGCCGCGCAAGAACATTTAGCAGGTGTAATTACACGGTCAACGCTTGACGCAACGCAAGACGCAATAGACGTTAACGAAAAGTTTATTAGCAGCCTTAGCCGGGCTACTGCAACCGCTGATGACGAGTTAAGGCCTGCATTGGCAACGTTGGTGCAATCGACAGGTGATTTAACGTTTAGCCAAGAATTATTGCAACAGGCGTTAGACATTTCTAAAAGCACAAATAGCGATTTGGGGTCAACCGTTGACGCATTGAGCAAGGCTTACAACGGCAACATGAAAGGCCTTAAAGCCTTAGACGCGTCATTAATACCGCTAATTGCAGACGGCATGTCGTTTGATGAGGTAATGGAAGCATTGGCAGCAACTACTGGCGGTGCGGCTGCAGACGCAGCCAACACGGCTGCCGGGCGCATGGCAAACCTAAAAATACAAATGGATGAAACTAAAGAGAGTATCGGCGCGGCTTTGTTGCCTGTGGTGCAAAAATTGTTAGATCTGTTGTTGCCGTTGTCGTTTTGGGCGCAAGAAAACACAGGGCTGTTCTTAGGGTTTGCTGCTGCAATCGGCGGCCTTAGTGCTGCAATTCTTATTGTTAACACAGCGCTAAAAGTTTATCAAGCAACATTAGTAATAGTTACAGCGGCGCAAGCGTTGTTTAATTTTGTGTTAAGTGCTAACCCAATCGGTTTAGCAGCCGTCGCCATTGCCGCGCTAGTAGCAGCTTTTGTTATTTTAGAGACACGTTTTGGGGCAGTTACTGACGCACTAAAAATAGTTGGCGCTGTTTTTGATTTCTTTTTAATTAACCCAATAAAAATACTGTTGGGGCTAATAGGCCAACTGGTAAGCGCGTTAGGCAAAATACCCGGTTTAGGGTCATTGGGCGGTTTTGTTAGTGGCGCAATTAAAGGCATACCCGGCCTTGCAGATGGCGGCATTGTGACTGGCCCAACGCTTGCCATGATTGGCGAGGCAGGGCCAGAGGCTGTCATTCCGCTTAATCGACTAGGCGGCGGCGGCGGTGGCATAACCGTAAACGTCATGGGCGGCCTAGCAACCAGCGCCGAAATAGGGCAGGCTGTAGTCAACGCAATTAGGGCTTACAACCGATCTGCAGGCCCAGCAAACATAGCGGTTGCCTAATGCCCGGCACAGCGGTAGTACAGGCAGGCAATTACGAGCTGCTTATTGACACAGGTTTTTTGCAAGACGCGTTTATTTTAGATGACAGCACGGCAGGCGTATTAAATAACACAAAGTACGTTTTAGACGGCACAACCCAATTTGCTGACGTTACAGACGGTGTACTTAACGTAAACGTTAAACGAGGTCGACAAGACGTGGGCGATCAATTTAGCGCTGGCACAATGACGTTTACCCTTAATGACACGTTGGCTGACGGTGTGTTTAACCCGTTTGATACACAAAGCCCGTATTACGACACGGCGCTTAGTCAACCGGGTTTAGCGCCTATGCGTGAGGTACGGCTAAACCGTTATGACGCGCTGAACGTTGCAGAGCCGCTGTTCGTTGGGTACATAGTTAATTATGATTACGCATTTACGTTGGGCGGCCTTAACACCGTTTCGGTGTATTGCGCCGATCAGTTTTATCTATTGGCTCAAACCTTTTTAGACGAATTAAACGTGACAGCGCAACAGCCGGGCGCACGCATAGCCACCGTGCTAGCCCTGCCAGAAGTTGATTACACGGAAACTACAAACCTTGCCACAGGCACAGTAGACCTAGGCCATGCAGCTGCATACACCGTGCCTGCAGGTACAAACGTGTTGGCGTACCTGTCGCAGATTA